TTTGACATCTTTGCTGCTTTTTCTTTGGATAAGCATTTTGGTTTTGGTTCGCCAGGTTCTCTAGCACACTTACCAATACGCTCGCCTTTGGTGTTATAGCGATCCCAACCGCCACCACCAGCACCACCTTTCTTACCTTTGCCAAACCAATCGCGAAGATCTTCTTTCATAACAATCAGAGGTAAAGAGGGATTCTGCTCTGACCTAGAGAAAGACAAAAGAATAGCACCAGGATATACCTTCTCTAAATCGTCTTGGATATCTTGTCTCTTGACAACATTTCCTTGACGATAGAAAAATTGAGAATACTTTCTTCTACCTCTATAAGAAAACTCTACAGCGTAGATGTATCCCATAGACTGTATTCTTTTCTCTATTAGTTTGTCTAGTTTTTTCATCTAGAGACAGTCAGTTTTTACTATTTATCTCTTTGAGATTGCTTTAGTATCTTCTGCAATTCTGCTGTACTGCCTACAAAGACAGCATTATTTGTTACATGAGTTGGAGATTTATCTTGTCCAAGTTCTTTCATCTTCTTTTGAAGATCAAGAAGTTTGTCTGTTGCATCCGCAACACTCTTGATCAACTGACCAGCAACTTCATATGCTCTGGGAGAGTCTGACTCCTGTGCTAACTCAAGAATACCATTGACTGCTTCTTGACCTTTTTCAATAAGAGAATATAAATTTCCTCTTGTATAGTCATAATCTTGTTCAGGATCTGATTCAATTTTTTTTATCTCAGATTTGTCTGGTGCTTCTACAATTTCTGTTGACTTTACATCAAATGTGTTGTCAATGGTATCAAAATCTTTCATGGTTCTTAGAAGGTATGGAACGTAATTCCCGTACTGAATCCAAAGTCATCGTCATCAATTTGGGTCAGGAGATCTGTATCGGATGTGTCTGCTTGACTGTTGACATCTTTATTGACATCACCATCAGCATCCTGGTCAGTTGTTGCCTTAGGTGTAACAGTGTAAGTAACTTCTCTTTTTGCAGTAGTGATATCAGTATCTGCATAGAAAGATGCAATTGCACTCTTGATAACTTCGGAGTCTGAAGTTGGACCAAACAGGTATGTCTTAGCAGTGAATTGAAGAGTCCAGATAATTACTTGTCTCTTATCAAAGTTACCTTCATACTCATCTCTGTATTGAATACTATTCAGTACAATAGGAATATCTCTTTTCTCCTCAGTCTCCTTGATCATTTTCATGGTGATATTGAATGAAGGCTGAAAATATGGTAAAATCTGCTCTACAATCTGCAAACCATCATCTTGATTTTTTGTATAGATTGCCAATTCAAAATTTACATTGTATGGAACTGGCATATACTGCCTGACAACTTTGTTAGTATCACCCGTTTTAGGAGTGATGACAGTTTTTAGTGGAGATAATTTTCTAGTCGAATCATATTGCATACCAAGAATTTCAAAAGACATTCTAGGCAGCACGATCTGAACATCCTTACCTGTCAGGTTAGGTTGCTGCTGAATTCTTGCCAAAAACTTTTGAGTTGGTCCATATGACAATGGAACTTTTGTTACCTCTGTAACGTTCCCTGCAGAATCAAAACGATTGATTTCAAGGTTGTTGAATAGCGTACCAAAACCGACTACAGTTTTTCTAAGTACCTCGTTGTAAAAATAGTCTCCAAACATTAGATTTCACCAAATGGATTTTTCTCAGTAAAGTCAAGTATGCTATCAGCATAAGATTCAATACTCCTATTATATGTATTGTCTTCTGTGCTGTCGGTTATATATTCAGTTTCAATCATCTGTGAACCAGAGATTGTAGCAGTCTTCATTGTCCAAGTAGCATTAGAGGTTTGACCCGTAACGACTTCTCCGCCTTTGAAGTTGTTACTCTTGTCAAATACGACAAGAATATAATTTGTGTTGTCCCAAGAAACAACAGTAGCAGTAGATCCACTGGTAGATCCAACAACCTGTTCTTCTACTTGGAAGTCACCACTATGAGCAGCAGTTTCATCAAAGACAATGCTTGTCTTGACAGATCTTTCAAGTTCAATATCGTCAATCTCATCAACACCAGTATTGAGATCTTCGCCAGAGTATTCAAAGAGTTCACATCTAAGATCATATGTATATAAATTGCCAAGTTGATAGAATTCTGCTTGGTGCTCTACATATTTGACTTCAAATAATCCTTTAGTAAGTGGAAAGTAAATAAGATCTCCTTCTGCAGGGCGATCATCTGCTAATTTGCCTGCGAAGTTTCCATCAAACTCTTGTTGCCATCTACGTTTTGACACTGAAAATGTCAGAGCATCATTGTTTTTCAATCCAAAACGAGTCAGTGTATCGTCCTGGATTCCATCAAACTTATCATAACTCTTGAGGTACATCTCAATCTGAACAGAATCATTGAAAGATGAAATAGTATCTTCGTGAAAAAGACTATCTATTTTATTCAATGTTCTTGGTAGATAGTAAACTGTATTGCCATGGATTTTGATATGCTCGTCTATCAGATCTTGTGCAAGACCCTGTTCCGTGGCAACACCACCATATTCTGCGAAGTAAGAACTTTTTTGAGTAGCCATATCATCCGATCATGTCTAGTGGTGGAAGTTCATACGTTGATAGCATCTTGTCTTCAAGATCTTTCAACTCATTATTAGCGTCGTCATAAATTTGTCTACCATCAAGTTCAATTCCTCCTGGGAACTTGATGCCTTTGAACTTGATTAGATTCTGACCCCACTGTCTTTTGATCAGTGAAGTAAGATATTTTTTGATAAACGAATCATTATAAACTTGAGTCATTGTTGTTGGATCAAGTGCTCTATGGCAATCGATTACAATGAACTGCCCTTCTTTTACATCATTAGGGTCTACATCAATGTACAATCTATCAACTCTTTTGTTGAATCTAAACTGTACCATCGCTCCACTATTCAAAACAAAATCAAGATCCTCAAGATATGATTTTGTCATATAATAGTTGAGAATATCTACTGCACCAAATTGGTAAAGATCATTGAGAAAAATTTGATACTCAATGCCAAACATGTTTCCACGAATAGCAGAAGATGACATACCAAAAATTTTATTGATACCGATAACATGATCGGGTACTTCAATATAATTATTTCTTTCTTCCCAAGCGTCTCCACTTGGTGAGGTATTTGTTACGTTACCTGATTTGAAGCGAGTCACATCTGCAGCAGTGAACTCATGCTTCAGGAACATTCTTTCGACACCCTCATAGTGTCTCTCATTGAAATACTGAAAGGCTTCGTCAAGCAGATCCTCTATCTGAGAATCATCAACGTTGATTTGGAGAACGGGTTTCCCCAATCTCCTCAAACAATATTCTTTCAGTTCATCTCTGGTAGCAGGTTTAGTTGCTGACATTTATGTACCCATGGAATCCCTTTTATGTATTTATGAAAAAACCCTCCCGAAGGAGGGTTTGATCTGTATCATGCCTGGGATTCAGTCCAGGAGATTCTAGTTGATGCGATTGTGTATCTTCTAGAAGTTGACGTGTAATCGTCGTCAGGAATGACAACAATTGTCAGAGTATCAGGTCCATTGGGGAAGGTATAGTCTCCACCAAGGATCGAGTTACCCAGAGTTGCAATTTCACCCAGTTCTTGAACTGTAGTATCGTTTGCATTTGCTCTGAACTCGAACAGTGTAATGCCATTTGAAACGCGGTCAATCAGTTTCGCGAATTCATTATCTGTTGCGTGGGAGTGGAATACTACCTGCGACAGAGCGGGATTACCAACACCAGACCAGTTAGGTTGTGAAAGGTCACCATTCAGAACCAGTCTAATTGTACAGGACTTTCTAGGATCCTGAGATTGCTGGTTGACTGATGCACCAACGCTAGTACCACCGTCAGAGAGGGTAATTGAGACTTGCTTCAACTGAAGTTGCATTCTATTGATCAAGTCTCTAGTGCCAAGAGCACCAGTTACACCAGCGTCAACAGAAGGTGCAAGTCTGATCGACAGCATTGGATACTCTCTGTTTGCCTGTTCTTCGTCACCGTCTGACTTCTGGTTGAGCAGATATGTTGTGTCAGATGATGCTGAGAACAAGTATGCCTTGTCATCTTCAAACTGACCATCCATGATAACTGATGCACCCCAGTGGAACAGAGATGGTGAGAATCTAGAACCAGCAGTTCTATCACCAAGGTTCGCTACTTCATAACGTGCAGGGAGGTTACCAGATCTGAAGTATGCTTCAGTAAACTTGTTACTGTGTACATACTGGTGAGCGTAGAAGACCTTACCGAACTGATCTTTGAATCCGTAGCGGATCTTACCACCACCATACCAGGAGTAATCAATGTAGCACATCTGAAGTTTCTTCAGATCCATTTCAAATCCTGTCTGACCAGTACCATCGCATCTATCAAGATTGAAGTTCTCTTGGCGAGTCTTGGTATCTACAGTCTTCGTCATGATGACGTTGCTTGTCGTGATACCTTCATATGCCTTAGTCAAATACAGTCTTGTGTCAGAAACAACAAATGCGATTCTGTATGATTGTCCACGAATTACAACATAATCATCTGCTGCAAGTTGCTTAGTGAAGATTGAATTCTGACCATTGACAATCTGAGAACCCTTGGTTACAGAAACTTCACCTGCTGTTTGCTGAGTAGAAGATCTTCTAACAGCATAGAGATATTGACCATCAAATTCAAAGAAGAATCCATTCTGGTCATCAAACATACCAGCACGAACAACAGAGTTGATCCAACTATTCTTATTCAGTGTTGGGAAACCTGAAGGAGTTGCATCAGAAGGAGTTCCTGCAAGACTGTAAGTGAACGAGAAGTCAGTCAACACTTGAACAACTGTTCCATTTTCAGTATTGAAATAGTTAGTTCCAGTTGAAACACTAGTGTCTCTCATGGAAATAGAATCACCAGCTTCCAGGAAGTGTGGTCTTCTAGTTCTTACAGTTGCGATTGGATCTCCATTTCCATCAGTACCAGCAATAATCGAACTTACTTCAATTGGAGGATTGAAGTTGGTAGCAGTTGAGTACTGCAGACCTTTACCTGACTGATAACGGAAGTATCTTCTTGTCTGTCTGACGATTGAAGAGTCAGCAGATGCACCAGGGTTGATTTCAACACCACCATCAAATGGTCTATGAAGAGCATATGAAGTTGGTTTTACATACAGTGCTGTAGGCAGCAGGTATGGTTCATTGTTATAGTTTTCAGTAGCAATCGTGATCGAGTGATTACTACCTTGACCAGTATTTGTAATATTGACTGGGTTAGTGGAGTATGCAGATTGGCGATATGAGTAACTGTTAGTACCGTTACCTGCTAACTTGAAGTAACCACCACCAAGGTTGATCAAGAAGTAGTTACCATCCTTAGAAAGACCACCGATAGTTGAGTTATCATCAGAGTGTGAATAGATAACGCGAGTACCAGTCAGCATCTGATCTTCGATGTTATTGCCATTAGCATCTACAGTACCGAAATAGAAGATATCGGTATTGATATCACAAATTGTGATAGGTGTTGTTTCCTGTGGGTCAAATGAGATAACGATTGGTTCCTGTGGTTCCAATACGGTCATCTCATCTTCATCAGAGATAGAGCTGATTGTTGCAGGAACAACTCTAGACTCAATTCTGTAGAATCTATGCTTGTTATAATATGTTGTTGAACCAGTT